CGAGCGATCTGTTCCAGAAATGGATTCATGTAGCGGTACTGCTCTGCTAACATACCGCCGACGCTGCCCCAATCGGCTTGCGTCATCATGTTGCGCCCGCCCTTGCCCATGACGTAATTGTCGATGTAGGTTTGCTTCAGGATGTCTTTGACTTGCTTCTCATAAGTGAATATGTCAATCGTGCCGGCGTTGTATACAGTCGTCACGCCTTCCATACGCGTTTTCTGAACGGTCATGAACTCGGCTCGCAAGGCGGTCATGTCGTCAATGCCAATAAACCGCCCCGTCTCTGGCGAACGGTAACGCTTGACGCTATCGTCCCAATACCACAATGGTTTAGTTTCCGGCATCGTCTTCCCGTTTTACTTGCGCGTCCAACAACCCCTTGTACTCAGGCATGACGTTATCCCACACCTTGATTGCGCGGTTGATTTCCGCTTCTGTAAGTTCTGTAAATTCACTCGGAATGAACGGCTTGTCCCCAGTATAAGGCTTGATTTTCTTATGCTTGTCTTTTGAGTCTGGCGCTTTCATGAACGCCTCCACATCGCTGAATCCCTGCTTGATGCAACCCTCACAGTCTGCATAAGCCAGCATGGACTTTACCATGTCAGCGATGGATTCGGGTATGTAAGCACTTTCGAACTCGCACAGCGCCGGCTCCCCGTTGCGCGCCTGTGTGATCGCCTTCGCCTGCCACAATTGCAGGTCATCCTGAATTATAATCCAGGCTGCCTTCCCGTCGATGTATTCGAACAGGTCAGGATAGCGTTTCACACTCTCACGCAAGGCTTCAAGAATAAGTTCTTTCACTCAATCACCGCACTTTCAACCGCACGATTCAGCGCGTCAGCCAGCAGCTTCAGCGCGTTATCATCCCGCGCGTCCAAGTTGAACGCCCGCTCAATCTCCGCGTTGGTCTTGCACATCGGCAAGCGATCTCGGATCACGCTTGCCACTTCTTCGGGCAGCGTTTTGCTCACCCAGGGGAATGCCAGTGACTTGCCTTGCTTCAGCTTGCGGAATGCCAAGTCTTGCCAGTGTTCCAATTCCCTTAGCTGGTCGATTGTCAGCAGCGTGACGGATTTCTCGTCAACCGGCTCAGGCAACTCTTCCTTCTCAATCGGAATCTCGGTTTCATTGACCGGCGCGGGTTTAGGTTGCACAAACACGTCGTCCAAGTCTTCGTACTCAATATCAGGGGGGAGGTCGATACCAACCACCTGCGCGGCAATGCTCGGTTTCATTCCGCTTGCCACGTAAGCGCGGTAAGCACCGGCGCGTTGGCGCTCTTCCTCTTGCCCCTTGTCGCTCATCTCAGGACGGAACTCGAAGCGCAAGCCAAGCGGGGTGAACAGCTTGTCGTTCAGCTCGTCTTGCATGTAGTTTGCCCAGGGCACAACGGAATCCCTGAACCAAACCAGATACTCGGTTTGCGCGGTTGCATAGTTAGCAGAGTTAGCCAGGATGATGGATAACGGCATACCGGCTGCCATTGCCACGTCTGCCAGTTTTTCGGAGTGAATCTGCGAGTTGGACAGCGCGTCAATGCCGTCGCCGATCACCTTGACATCCATCTCGTTGGCGGATATTACCTTGCCAAGATACTTGCTCCAGCCGTGAATGATCTTATCCCACACGCTCTCAATCTTCTCACGCTCTTCACGTGTTGGCACGCCGGCCACTTGCAACAAAGCCGGCCTGATTCCGCCACGCTGGAAGAAGCTCTGCGTGTAATAGTCGGCGTAGTACAAGACTCCCGCCGCTGCCATCAGTGCCCTAAATTCGCTGTTTTTTGAGGGTAGCAGCTCGGTGGTGTGGTCAAGACGCCACATCCAGAAGATGCGATTGTCTTTCAGGCTGTATTCGGTCGTGTCAGTTCCTACGCTCCGCTTGAAACCAGTCAGCCCTTCCCACTTGTCGATCTTCGGCGTGATGGTCGAAGGCACAACATAGCGCAAGTTCTTGATAGCGCGGTTGCCTTCCATGAAGCCGTAAGCCGAGTTGGTCATAAATAGCGACAATCGCCACAAGCGCAGCAGCTCCCTGGGGTTCGCCATGAACCCCACCTTGTTCTGCCAGTCATCGCTCGTGTCAAATTCTTGGTCGCCCTTGTAGACCGCAAAGGGGATGTTCCCGATTGCTTCAGCCGATAGGTTCGCGACTCTGTACACAGCCGCAACCTTCGAATAAAGGTCTTCATCCTTCGTGTCTTCCGGCGCGCCGGTTATCCAGTTCCATGCGGAGTCGGGGTATTGAGGTAAGTCAATCCCTTTCAGCACGCTTCCGTCTGTGTAAAAATGTTTTGTATCAGGCACCCGCCCCTCCACTAATCATAAGAACTGAAAAACCATCGGTCGGCTGATATTGCGTTCCATGCGAACGCCAAACTCATAACCGTGTCATCGTGCATCCCATCCGGCGCGCTGTAGCTGAACCCGCCCGACGGGTTCCGCTTGGATTCGAAGCTCAACAGCTCCCCTACCAGCACCGGATTGTTCACGATCTTGATCTGCGCATTCTCAAACGCCGCTTGAAGTTGTTGAATAATGGACTGCTTTGTCGCGCTTGTCGTTGTAAACGGTATGATAGCCAGCCCACGTGAAACCAGCTCGTCGATCACCGGCCTGCCGATTGAGTTAGACTCTACAACCATCGAAGTCAATCCATAGCGGTGGTACACGCTCTCAAGCCGGTCAATCAAGACTGGATAATCCACCCTGTTGAAGCGATCCATAAATACTTGCTCTTTGCTCTCAACATCCAGCACGCTCACAACCGTAAAATCTATGCTCGAAGCCACATCAACGCCCGCCACATATTGCCGCCCTGCTTGCGGCTCTTGCGGTGAGAGGACTGCGGCTTCTTGCACGCGCCGGAACACGCCGGCATTATCATCAATGAAGTCAGCCAGGATTTCCTGTCTGAAGATGATTTCCGGCATGGTAGCGCGCATTGCCTCAACTTCGCTTGCGGGAATGGTTGGATTGGCTTTTGTCGGGAATTGCCACGATTTCCATTCCGCGTTATTCGGGTCCTGCCCTAAATTGAACAATTGCCAGAAGGCGTTTCTGCCCTTTGGCGTAGACTTGAAGTAAGCGTCACCTTTCAGGTCCACAAGTGTTGGTCTGATTATCGCGTTCCAAATATCCAACAAGTTCGGGACCATAGCGATTTCGTCAAAGATGAATCGCTTGTACTTACGTCCACGAACAGCATCAGCCGCTTCAGCCGACCACATTTCAATCACTCCACCTGTGACCAACTCAAGCCGATGTTCCTGCTCGTTCTTGCTGCGTTTCAATGGCGCAAACACGTTCACAAACTCACGCCACACTTCGGAAAGCATCTTGTAAGTCGGGAACATCACGCCGACTGGATCGCCGGCTAATACCACAGGCAATGCCTCATATATGTCCAGTTGTGTTTTGCCAAACCGCCTTCCACATACCTCAACGTTGAATCGCTTTGCTTCATCGAGTATCTGTTGCTGCGCCTCATGCGGTTTACTCGGAAGCGTTAGTTCGATCGTTTTCCGCATACCGCACGATGATTTCCAATGCGCCTGATTCAGCCCCTGTTATTTCGGACTTCTGAACTGGCGGTCCAATCAAGTAATCAGCCAGAAACTTGCGCGCCTGACTGTCACCGCGCTTTGCTTGTGAGACCGCCTTGTTGATGATCTCTTTCCAATCCCCAAATGTGACAGCAGATAGCGTGATTTCATAAAAGCGTTCTTCACGCTCTTTTTTAGGTCGCCCTGGTCCACCAGGATTCCCTTTTACGAATTTTCCACTCTCGTCACGTTCTCTCATAATCCGTTATCTCGCCGATTAAACCGGCTTCACCTTCGCTGTAAACTCAAGCGGTATCCCCTCACGCTTCGTCTCTGCCAGCATCGCCATTTGCGGAATCGCCGTTTCTGGCATGTCAAGCGTCAATCTAATGCCGCCGTCTGAAAGTGTCTGCACCTTGTAGACAATCGCGTCGAACTTGATTACTGCCTCTGCCATATTGCCTTCGTTTTCACCAGCAGCCTGCTCCAGGTCCACAAGCACTCGCGGTCGCTATTTTCGACCCTCGCCAGCGTGACCCGCCAATAGAGCGCGGTCAAAACTGCGCCTCGTGGACATCCGCTTCCAACTCGCTCACCCGCTCGCGCA